ACAAGGAACGCGGACGGCTCACTCTTAAGCGTGGCCGAAGCATATACACGATCACCTAAAGAATAAGGAGGAGAACTATGGCAATTATGGAAAGTATGGCCGGAGCTGACGAAGTCCTTGCAGGCATCAAAAGGAATCAGATCACGGGCTTACCGCCTCAGAACCTGACGCTCTTCAAGGCTACCGGAGGAGACACCAAGGTAACACTTAACTGGAACATCTCCGACACCGTAGTCGATGATCAGCTGCTCTGTACTGTTAAGGGCATCATGATCAGAAGATCAACTACTGCAGCACCTGCCAGCATCACAGACGGCACTCTCGTAGTAGACACTGCGAACTTATCCGGATCTTATGAAGACACCGGACTGACAAACGACACGACATACTACTATCGTGCTTTTGCTTACAGTGATCACGGCGTTTATAACCTCAACGCTGCCAACGTAGCGCAGGCTACCCCTAAGGAGTACATCCTCCTGGGCTTCAAGATCAAGAAGAACGAGAGCGATCCCGCTGCCAGGGTAACCTATACGGAGATGGCGGAAGGCCTCACTCCTGCATCTACTAACCTCACCACCGGAGCGGTAGATCTCGGAGGCTTCGCGAACTTCTGGTTTATCACAGAAAACAAGCCCTGCATGGTTAAGTACGACGGCACGATCGACTACTATCTCGATCCGGACGACTACACCAAAAAAGAGGACGGCGTGACAGCTTCCGACGTATCCAGCACATCCTACGCCGGTAACGCTATGGCCAAGATCCCGCTTACCTGGTTAAAGATCTGGGAAGATAGCACCTACATCTACGTCAACATCTGCGACACTAAGCTCGACGATGACTATCACGCTTATGCTCACACCCGTAAGGATGGCACGATCATGGACTACATTTTTATGTCTATGTTCGAGGGCTCTCTTACAAGCTCAAAGGTCAGAAGTTTAAAAGGCCAGAGCGTTATGAACTCACAGACCGGTGCCAACGAGCTCACCTATGCAAAGGCAAACGGTACACTCTGGAGCACAAGAAGCTGGTCACAGCATAACCTGATCAATATGCTGCTCGTGCTTCTGTTTAAGAGCACAAACCTCCAGGCTACACTCGGAAACGGCCACTACTCCGGCGGATCCCAGGCGAGCCACCTGCTCACTACTGGAACGATCTCCGACAAGGGCCAGTTCTACGGAACCAGCGGCAACGTAGCTATGAAGTGCTTCCATATCGAGAACTACTACGGCGATCAGTGGGAGCGTATCGAGGGATGCGTTACAAACGGCTCGACTCATATCCTGATCAAGGAGACTCCTGAGTACAATACCAGCGGAACAGGCTACACCGACACCGGTATCGTACCATCCGGGACATCCGGCGGATACATCTCTGCAGAGCAGGGCTTCGCTTACGGCGTAGTGCCTAAGACAGCCAGCGGATCAGACTCAACCTATACACCGGACGGCCTCTGGTTCGCCGCATCTTGCTATGCAGTTGTCGGCGGCGGCTGCGACGACGGTCTCCATGTGGGTCCTTTTGCTTTGTATCTGAACGACGCTGTCTCGAGTGCGGGCTGGAGCGTCGGCGCCGCCCTTTCTTGTGAACAGCCTGCGGCGTAGCCGCAGGGGGTGCGGGGGTCTTCCCCCGCTAAGAGGTGCGCAGTCAAAAACTTAATATAAGGGGAGAGAGCGGGCGCTTGAGTAGGCTCCGGCCCTTCGGTCGATGCAATTGTCGGCGGCAACTGCAACAACGGTCTCCATGTGGGTCCTTTTGCTTTGAATCTGAACAACGCTGTCTCGAATACGAACTGGAACATCGGCGCCGCCCATTCTTATCAATGAACGTGTTAACCAGCCCGCTCTCGTCCTACACCTCAGACCGCTGAAATGCGTGTTATTAGTAGTGAAAATCAAGCCGATAAAAGGCATCCGTTAGTAGGCAGCAGGCTCAGGACGGATGAGGCGATAAGAAAGAAGAGAAAACCTTGAAATCATTCCGCATAGACGACGAAGCAGCTCTCTCCGAGGACAGAGTCCTGCAGGCAATATATGCGCCGTCACTCGGGAAGAGGTCCCGGAGTGATGTCGTCAAAGTATTAACTGCCACCGAGGAGTACATCAAGAAGATACAGCACTTAGTTATAAGCGGGGAGTACAAGCCCCGAAGACATCAAGCTTGTGTTATTAACGAAAAAGGACCGCACAAACAGCGGACCATCATAAAGCCGGACTATTATCCGGAGCAGATCGTCCACCACATCGCAGTGGACTCCATAAAGGAGGCCGTGCTCCATGGCATGGATCCCTTCGTCCTTGGCTCGATACCAGGACGCGGAGCTCACTATGGTAAGAAGTACATACAGAAGTGGATCCGGCACGATCCTAAGAACACGAAGGTCATCGGTAAGCTCGACATCCGGCACTTCTTCCAGTCGATAGATCACAGCATACTACGCGCCTGGATACATAAGAAGATCCGCCCGGGAGTCGTGAGAGACCTGATCGACGTCATTATAGAGGCATCAGACGAGGGCATACCACTCGGATATTATACGAGCCAGTGGCTCGCTAACTTCCTGCTGCAGCCGCTTGATCATTACATCAAGGAAGAGCTGCATATCCCTCACATGACCCGCTACATAGACGATATCGTGATCTTCGGGTCCAGTAAGAAGCAGATCCACGAAGCAGTCGAGGCCATAGATCGGTACGTCTGGGAGCAGTTTAGGCTCACCATAAAACCGAACTGGCAGGTCTTTAGACTGGCGTATGAGACGACGGAGCTGGCGATCACCTGCCCGACGATGGCCGAACTTTACAGCATCAGCGGAACGCTACGGTCCCGGAGAGTTAAGTACAAGCTAAAGTTATACCGAGGTCAGTACCGGATATTTATAACCGAGAAGACCTACCAAAGTAAGAAGCCCTTTATAGACGAGCTTATCCGCGGATACCGCGGCAAGGTCAAGCGCCTGCGGGTACAACACGGCCGACCGCTCGATTATATGGGCTTTAAGTTCTACAGGAACCGCACAACGCTCCGGAAGAGCATCCTACTATCTGCCACCCGGAAGGCGAAGCAGATAAAACGATCCGCCCGGATCTGCTGGAAGCAGGCCGCGGCCATGCTCTCATATATGGGCTGGATCGATCACACCAGCACCTACGGCGTGTTTACCGCGAGGATAGCGCCGTTCGTGAGTATTAGAAGACTCAAAAGAGTAGTAAGTAAACACGCAAGGAGGGAATCACATGGATATCATCTGGAAAAAGACCGACGGCTACCAGTCCGAGGAACCGGGTGCGCTTGACATCACAAGCTCCGACGTCTATGTCTATCTCCGCAGAAACATCCAGCCACACACTAAAGTGGATCCGATGAGCGGGGAGGAGATCGACTTCTGGAGGTATGAAGAGGCCAAGATCACCAAGGAGGAGTATGAGAAGTACTCCGAGACACTTATCTACCAGGCACTTATGACGCAGAGCCAGCTCATGGACGAAGCTAACGCTCAGCTCATGCTCAGCCAGTCAAACATCGAAGCAACGCAGACAGATCAGGACGAGACTCTCGCGCTGATCTTAGAGAACACTACGACCGCAGAGGAGGTATAAAACCATGAGATCAAAATATTATAAGACTGTAAAAAGATACTACGACAAGGGCATCTATGATAACGATGATGTCGCTGTCTTCGTCCGTGCCGGTAAGATCACTCCCGAAGAGTATGAGATGATCACCGGCGAGCCTTACGAAGAGGAGGAATAGACGGATGGAGACAATCATATCAGCTATCATCAGCGCGGGCGCGGCCATCGTGGTCTGTCTGATTACCCAGAACCGCCAAGCCATAAAGTTGGAAGCCAAGCTCGAAAAACAGACGGCACTCCTCGATCAGCGTCTCCAGACTCTCTCGGAGCGCGTAGGGAAGCACAACAACGTCATCGAGCGGACCTACAAGCTCGAAGAGCTTACGGCCGTTCAGGAAGAACAGATCAAGGTAGCGAACCATAGGATCGATGATCTGGAGAATAAACAATGAGACGCAGACGAAAAAAGAAGCGAGTCGAGACATCAAAACTCCTCCTGATCGTCTCGGATCTGATGGCTGCGGTGGTGCTCATAAGCGCCATCGTGGCTGTCTTTATCTTACGAGACGCGACGCCGCTGGAGTTTTTGATCCCTGCAGTCTTCGCCCTGGCGTCAGCTTCGCACGGCTTTTACTACTGGAAGGCCAAAGCGGAGAACCTTAACAAGTGGGGGCAAGGCTCAAATATCACAGATTTAAGAGAGGAGGAGACTGATCAATGGAATGGCTAATCAATAACTGGTATCTGATCGTTGCGGCCATCGCTGTAGTTATCGCGATCGTCGTAGCCGTTAAGAAGTTCTTAGGGCTTCCTACAGAACAGCAGCTTGATAACCTCAAAGAGTGGCTCAAGTGGGCCGTCACGCAGGCAGAAAAGGAACTGGGAAGCGGCACCGGCCAGCTCAAGCTGCGCATGGTTTACGACATGGCCGTGGAGAAGTTCCCGTGGCTCGTTCGTCTCATACCCT